TTTCCTTAACCTCCGACAGCATCTCACTGGCCTTTTGCATTTCCTTTGAATCCCCAATGGCTACCGTCATGGGATTGTGGATCATCATCATAGCCACAGGTGACATCTGCACTTCCGTTCCCGCCATTGCAATAACAGAAGCAGCTGATGCAGCCAGGCCATCAATCTTCACCGTCACATTTCCCTGATAGTCCATCAGCATGTTGTAAATCTGTGCAGCTGCAAAAACATCTCCGCCCGGAGAATTGATCCAAACGGTAATATCTCCCTGAGCAGACTCAAGTTCCTCCTTGAATAGCTTTGGCGTCACTTCGTCCCCATACCAGGTTTCATCTGAAATTTCTCCATTTAAAAAGAGGGTTCTTACACCCTCATTCTTGACCCAGTTCCAAAATTTGCGCTTCATCTGCTTTCCTCACTTCCCTTCTTATTTGCTGTTTCACTCTGACCTTGGCCGCCAAATAGACCAGCATCTTTAAGCTTTGTCATATTTCCATTGATTAGATATAGGTTTCCTCCTTCCTCATCAGGGATCGGGTTCATATCCTCCATCTCTCTTATGTCATTAGCTGACAACCATCCATTCTGCCTTGCCACGGAATAGCCATTCATACGACTTTGGTAATCACCTCTGAGAAGTCCGTCCACATTGAGCCTAATAAAAAACTCCTGCTTCTCTTTTGGAAGTAGGAGTGAACGCTGCATGGCTTGTTCCCATCTTATGACCCAAGGATCCAAGGTATATTTTACGAACTCTAAGGATTGCTGCTCAATATTTGAGAAGCTGGATTTCTCAAGATCCCCCACCATATGAGGCGGAATCCGATAGAGCCTTGCTATTTCGTTGATCTGAAACTTTCTTGTTTCAAGAAACTGTGCTTCTTCCGGTGGAATACCGATCTGCTGATATTTCATTCCTTCTTCGAGGACGGCAATCTTATGGGCATTGGCTGTTCCACGGTACACTTCATTCCAGGAATCTCTAACCTTTTTAGGATCCTTAAGCACCCCGGGATGTTCAAGCACACCTCCAGGATTAGCTCCATTGGCAAAGAAACTAGCTCCGTATTCTTCAGTGGCAATGGTCATTCCCACAGCATTCTTAGCCATAGCAATTGGAGAGTATCCCACCAAACCATCAAAGCCCAGTCCTGGAATGTGAAGAACATCCTGTTTTCTTAACACCACTGAACCGTAGTCCTTGAAGTTGGGATTCTCATCAGAGGTTGTGGTGTAGATATAGTAGATTTCTCCATTTTTATCCCTACTGACTGCCATTTTATTTGGCAGTAATGGATACAATGCCACCACACGACCAGCACCATCACGGATGATTTGTGCATAGGCATTTCCCCAGATAAGCAAATGGCTCATCAATGTCTCTCGAAAGACAAAGGAACTCATCTCCGTATTGGGTTCGTTGTGAAGGATATGGTAAAGGTGATGATTATACACTCGCTCCTTGCCATTTTCTTTGTACCTATACACATGAAGAGGAAGAGATGCTACTGCTTCTGCGAGAATACGAACACAGGAATACACCGCTGTGGTTTGCATGGCGGTAAATTCATTAACTGTCTTTCCACTTGTCGTTGGCCCAAATAAGTAAGTGTAATTTGAGCCGGAGTAGTAATCTTTAGGCTTATCACGAGCTTTTATTAACTTTGAGATAATTGGTATATTCATTGACCTACCTCCTGAAATTGAGCATGAAAAAAGCACCCACTCATTGTAGATGCTTCTTGTCTTGTTATAGATTTTTCTATCTTCTGTACTGATTTAGTCTCGGAAACTCACGATTGTTCTTGAATATATAGTATTTTCTCAAGGCGTTTTGCATTGGGTTATGCGCTGGATTCTCAAGAGGTTTCAGTTTCATCAATGCGTCATACATCGAATCGTCATCTGCGACAATCGTATCTAGACTAACCCCGAGTATTTCTTCAGCCTTTCTTCCTTTTGACAATCGAAACGGTATACCATTTTTCCCCGTTAGTTTTGGATCGTTTTCAAGAAATCTTTCAAACTCTTTCTCTAACATCACTTGCCGCTCCTTTCATGTGTCTTTCTTTTACATAATATCACAGAAGGATGCAGCCCGCTTATGATTTTGCAATGTCAAACACTGCTTCTAACTGCCTCATATCATACTAAAAGATGATAATGCCTCGCTCATCGTAAATGCTGCCATCATCGTCTTTATTTCTAATACAGCGATCTAAGGCCATGATTGTAGCAACAATACCATCAATCTTTTCTACCGATTTTTCCTTATCCGGTTTAATGTTCCCTGCCGGATCTTGACGCATGACTACGTTTTGAGCCATCCATTTAAGAACCGGGTGACCACCATGATTGATGTTACCTTCCATAAGAAGCTTATATAACTCCTTGCTTGGTGGGGACATGTCCTTATATCCCTGTCCAAAGGGTACAACCGTAAATCCCATACCCTCTAAGTTCTGGACCATTTGAGTGGCATTCCAACGGTCAAAGGCGATTTCTTTTATGTGGTACTTTTCACCAAGCTCCTCAATGAATTTTTCAATAAAGCCATAATGAATCACATTCCCTTCAGTGGTTTGGATATAGCCTTGCAGCTCCCAAACATCGTATAACACATGGTCCCTTCTGCATCTCAGTTCTAACGTATCCTCTGGTAACCAGAAAAATGGCAACACGATGTACTTCTCATCCTCACCCCTTGGTGGAAACACAAGAACAAAGGCTGTGATATCCGATGTACTAGAAAGGTCAAGACCTCCAAAACATTCACGGCCTTGCAGTGACTCCAAATCAATGGATAGATTTCCACGATCATAAATATGATCGGGTATCCAGCACACTGTAGCAGAAGTCCAGATATTGAGTCTTAGCTGTTTAAACACATTCTCTTCCGCAGGGTTTTCAAGAGCATTCTTGTAAGCTTCTCTCACTCGATCTATGGAAATGGTATGTCCCAGCGATGGATTCGCTTTGTACCAGTTGGTTTCATCATTCCAATCATCTGCTTCTGTTAGTCCATATACCACCGGGTAGAAGGTATGGTCTTTCTTTCGACCGGCCTTTATATCCAGGGCTTTACTGTGGAGTTCATAGCAAATGCTATTTTTATCGGTTCCTGCAGTGGTGATGATAAAAAACAAGGGCTGCTCTCTGGCATCCCCGGAACCTTTTGTCAAAACATCATAGAGTTTTCTATTGGGCTGAGCATGAATCTCGTCAAACACCAGGCCTGATACATTAAGTCCATGCTTGGTTCCCGTCTCAGCCGACAGCACCTGATAGAACCCTGCATTTGAATAATTGACGATTCGTTTGGTGGCAGCTGTAATCTTTGACCGCTTCAGTAAAGCGGGTGTCATCTGCACCATTTGCTTTGCCACATCAAATACAATGGATGCCTGTGATCTATCGCAAGCTGCACCATAAACCTCTGCACTGGGTTCGTTGTCCGCATAAAGAAGATAGAGCGCAATTGCGGCGGCTAGTTCAGACTTCCCCTGTTTCTTGGGTATCTCAACATAAGCTGTCAGGAACTGGCGCTTCCCGTTTTCTCCAACGATGCCAAATAGATCTCGGATGATCTGTTCTTGCCAAGGTAGCAGAAGAAACTTCTTCCCTGCCCATTTTCCTTTGGTGTGTCTTAGGTTTTCAATAAAGGCAACTGCCCTATCTGCTTTTGCTTTATCATAATGGGAAGCTTCGAGCATAAAGGGGGATGGTGTATATTTATAGGCCATTACACACCACCTCCTAAAATCTTCTCCATCTCATCTGCGGGATCCACAGTACCTTCACCAGCTACAATTCTGCTTCTTGCAGATGGCGTCAGTCCAAACTGCTCACAGAACTTGAGCATGATTTTCAAATTGGTTTGGGCAATGGAAACCTGCGGCACCTGCTGTAAATAACCGTTAGGGGTTCTGATCATGGTTCCATGTTGGGTGATAAACTCCTCTGCTTCCTTCCATCTGGCGTATGCTTGACAGTAACCCGCAAAAGCGGCCATGTCCATTTCTGTCAGTATCCCCATCTGTTCAAGTAGCTTCCCCATTCGTCTCCACTCTTTCTTTGCTTCCTGCTCTAACCATGAAGGACATCTGGGGGCTTTCTTTGGCGGCTTTGGTTCTTTATCGTTAAGTGCCCGTTTCCCAGGGTTCCCTTCTAGTTCTTTCAGTGCTGTCGGTTTGGGTTTTCTTCCTCTCTGTGCCATAAGTCCCACCTCCTCTCATTGGCTAACAGTAAGAAAAAAGACCTCCGAAGAAGTCTTTCACTTAGTCTAAATCTGTGTTTTAATCTTTAAGCTTTCTGCAGCTGTCCTCACCATATACCACACTAAGGCTACTTCCATTGTCCCAGGAAACCATGATGCTTCCGATATCATCTACACCAATTACCGTTCCCTGGGTTCCCGTTGGTGGTGCCTGTATATCTTCCATTCGAATCAGTTCTACCCTTGTTCCAGGTGGATACTCTTTTCTTAGTTTCTCTAGGATTTCTTTTCTAATAAACATCTTCATCCCCCTCTTCAAGGGTTTTGTAGTAATGGTAGCTGGGCTGTCCTAATTTCCTGTCTTGATCCATCATGTAAACCATTCCTTGAACCTTCTCACCATCAAGGTCTAACTCCATCCACTCCTTGTAGTAGAAGGTCGGAAATCCTTCATACCGATCAAGACTATGTTCATCTGTCGGTTCGATCTCCCAAACCACTACCGGCACCTTTTGCCCTTCTTCTTTTTCAATGGTGGCATAAGCACCTGTCTTTGAGCCTTTGAAGATAAGCCTGTGATCTTCAATTACTGATACACCTCTTAGCTCTGCCCCAGGGCATCTGAAAGCCATTTGACCTTCATCCATGTTGCTCCCGTAGGCAATGTACAGTTTTGTTTTCATTTATTTTCATCCTTTCCTAAAGGGCCGTTCTTCCCCGCCAGCTTGGCCTGTGTCGGCTTTTCAGCCGCTTCGGGAACCCTTCTACCACCTTAAGGGCGGTTCTCCCGCCCCGGTGAGCCTGTGGCTATTCACTTCATCCAGCTTGTCTCCATGCTGAGTTTCCATCAAGATGCTTCAGAAAATGGAGCCTGCAGGTTTTAAACTCGTCCCCGATAAGTCCCAGCCTTAGCATCCAACATCTGAAGGCGTACTTCTCGTTGTCCGTCACCGTTTTTCTT